ACGGCGCAACTGGCCTGCGATGCCCTGCAGATGGCGCTGTGGCGGCGTAAGAGGCCCCGGAACGTTATCGTTCACACGGACCGTGGAGGCCAGTACTGTTCAGCAGATTATCAGGCGCAACTGAAGCGGCATAATCTGCGTGGAAGTATGAGCGCAAAAGGTTGCTGCTACGATAATGCCTGCGTGGAAAGCTTCTTTCATTCGCTGAAAGTGGAATGTATCCATGGAGAACACTTTATCAGCCGGGAAATAATGCGGGCAACGGTGTTTAATTATATCGAATGTGATTACAATCGGTGGCGGCGGCACAGTTGGTGTGGCGGCCTCAGTCCGGAACAATTTGAAAACAAGAACCTCGCTTAGGCCTGTGTCCATATTACGTGGGTAGGATCATTGTACTGGAAGAAAACATTTTAAACATCAGGCAAATAACCAAGTCACCAGCTAAATAATAAGTTAACAGACATGAGTCCCGGGATGAGATTCAACATTACCATTGCCCCATTTAAAGCACAAAACCCGCTCATCAGCGGGTTTTCTACTTTTTCTTAACGTCGGGTATACAAAGCCCATCGTTGAAAAAATTTTATCCATATTTTTTGAAAAATGCAAACATCATGTCGCCATCTTCAGCAAAAATCATTTATCTCGTCACCTTCCTCAATTGCGCTTCCGCGTATGCTTCTTCCTGCCAGCACTTTGTTACCAGTTTACCAATGACGTCCGCATACCCCTTATACCACTGATAATCGGTCAGGTCTGGTACCAGCTTCTGGACATGACGTCGTGCCAGCGTGGTCGGTAAACGACTAAACCGGTTTCCATTACAACGCCCACAAATCTTATATACCGGTACGCCATGAAACCGGGTTCTTTTTTCATCCAGAACAATCCCTTTACCCTTACACCCTCTGCACGCTGTGCTGGCTTCGCCCTTACCATGGCAATGCTGACATAGTTCCTTCCCCCATTCTTCCTTGATTACAGATTCCCCGCGTCTGTAGTGTTTCACCACTTCGCGCAATACATTATAAAATCCCGTACCTGAACAATGCTCACAGCGAGCCTTACTTGCCGCAGACCTGGAGTAATCAGCAAAGGCAAAACTCACGAGGTAAGGAATAATCTGTAACCGGATTTCTTCACTCAATTTGTTCAATGTCGGGTTATCCAGTGCCATCGCGTAATTTAGCAGGCCTTCAATCGCAAACTGAGGGTCCTGAACACCAACTTTTGCCAGAAATAAGGCCAACCCAAGTGGTGCTTTCGACTGCACCATCCCCTGCGCTGCCATTACATCCGTAATTGTTAAACAACCGGTGCCTGTCGCTGAAGCGTCATCGCTCAATTTTGGAGATTTTGGGGAGTAATATTTTGGTAAGGCTTCAAGGTTCATGCTCGTTCTCCACTTACGCCAGTACGCCAATTGCCAGCGCGCGATCGATAAAACGAAATATCAGCTCCAGTTGGGAGCCATACTTATCTTCAAATGCCACTGTATCCGTATGCAGCTCGTTGTGATGCTTTCTGCACAAAGGCAACACAAAGAGATCATGTGCTTTTGTTCCCATTCCGCCCTGCCCGTGACCAATCAGATGATGCGGATCGTCGGCTGGCATACCGCAGCAAGCACACGGCTGTGTCTTAACCCAACGTGTGTATTTCTCCTTAACCCAGCGGCGACGTTTAGGCAGCTTCATGAAAGATTCCGGAGACTCTGGATCAACGGTGATGCTTACCACCGTCTTTTCCTGTGGTGATTTTTGTTGCTGGTGGGCGTAAGGCAACGGTGCAAGATTTTTTGTGCGTTGTTTCAATATGCTGGTGGCGGTCTGCTCTCCCGGTACGATGTCGCTTTCGCGGTACACCGAGCAGATTTTTTCCGCTGGTAATCCCAGCGAACGACGCGATACAGCCTCAGGTAGTGCATCCACCACCTGATTGCAGACCGCCCACCAGGATAATTCAGCCAAAGATAATTCCCGCTCCTGCGTACCGCTTATTGCGTGACGGATGACGTCAATCACCCATGCTGTCAGATTTTGTTGAGCAAGCAGCTCCAGTGATTCCGATGTCTGGTCACGCAGTTGGTTGTCGCAGTGCCAGCACAACACCATTGCGCCGGTACCATAACGGTGAATGACTGTTTCAGTGTGATGGTAATCGCCATTAGGCCACTGGCAGGATGTAACATGACGTAATAGCCAGTCGGACAATGCGCCAACGCCGCCAGCAGCACGAATCACCCGTTCGTTACTAAAAAACGGCAGCAATGTTTTGTCTTCCGCCAGCGGCTGGCGAACGGCAGGAACGACTCCGGATGGCAGATTACGCATGCTTTTTGGTTCCGGTTCCACCAGCACTCGAGGATTATGAAATATCTGTATGGATTCACGGCCCGGCTTAAGGACCACCAGCCCAAGCTCAGGCACCAGAACAGGTCTAAGTAATACCCGCACGTTACCTCCAGATCCGTTGCTGGAAAGTGCGGGACGCACGTGGTGGGCGTTCGGAATAAGGCAGCCTGACAGAGATTATCCAGTGCCGATAGTCGAGACTGAGAGCTTTCTTAACCTCGAACCCGCGCCTGCGGTAAGAATGAATCAGCCATTCGGCCTGTTCTGCAGTGCATGGAGGGTGCTGGAACCATTCAGACTTGAATGCGTGAGAATACCGCCCGTGCGTGCAGGCAAGAACGGGCGAATTATCAGAATTGTAATATTTTGCGTTGCGTGCCATCGGTTTTCTCCGGTGGCACGGTGTTACTCAGCGGGAGTTCAGCCCCGCGCAAGATTGTAGATGAGTTTATTCTCCTGAAAAAGCAGAAAAGCCAGCTTTTATTCCGATCTCTTTCAATGCCTGTAATGAAGTGACAAACTCACCTTCGCGCAAGATAAATCCGTCCGTGACCCGAGCATCCACAAAATTAATTAACGCAGCCCCATTCTTTCGCAAACACATAATGCGGTAATGACTAACAAGATTTCCATTTTCAACGCACACAGCATAGAGGCCATCTTCACAAAAAATTTTACGCAGTTCTTCGATGTTCATCATCAGAATCCTTCCGGATAATTAGCTCTCCCCTTTAAGGGACCATCCCTCTTATCCCTGCGCGCTACTTAAGTATTTTTGATTCTATTCCGGCACCGTCCAGAACTTCAAACGCGTTGAAAATAAAAACAAAAACCCGCCGAAGCGGGTTAAGTGCGGGTGCGTTGAGGATGCCTGCCACATCAGAGGTGGCGAGGGATTTCTCCCCCGCCGGGTCTCTTACTCCTCAGGTTCGTAAGCTGTGAAGACAGCGACCTCCGTCTGGCCGGTTCGGATTCGTACCTCGCAGAGGTCTTTCCTCGTTACCAGTGCCGTCACTATGACGGTTAAACAGATGACGATCAGGGCGATTAACATCGCCTTTTGCTGCTTCATAGCCTGCTTCTCCTGTCAACGCAAAGCAGAAGTGTCACCTTCGGTGCGAAACAGAGATGTCATGCTTTGGTTCAGAGAATGCGTTTGACCGCCTCGCTATATACTTCCGAGCGTTCTCTTTTCCCAACAGAAATCACGAAAACGACAACTTTCTCGTCTATAACCTGGTATACAAGGCGATAGCCTGAAGACCGGAGCTTAATCTTGTAACAATCAGGCATACCACGGAGCTTGTTTGCTTCAATCCGGGGTGACTCAAGTACTTCAACCAGCTTCTTTTTCAACTGTTCACGTACCGTCGAGCCCAGCTTTCGCCATTCCTTTAGTGCCCGCTCGTCAAAATCCAGAAAATACGCCATCAGAGTTCATCCAGCGTCACACGTACTGGCTTAGGATTACGAAGCCGTTCTTTCACTATCTCCACAAGTTCAGCATCTTCATCACTCAGGAGTGTATGTTTGAACGGCAAGCGTTCATTGTCAGCGATATACTCGAGCATGAGACGAAGCGCTTCAGAAGGAGTTACACCCATTTTTTCAAGCGCGGCGTAAGAACGCGCTTTAAGTTCATCGTCAATACGCAGGTTAATGCTACCCATGTCTTACACCTCTTGTAATTACAAATGTCATTACAAGTATCGCACTACAACATGCTTAGGGCAAGTCACGAAGGAAGTCAGAAAGTAGTCGTAAGAACGGTGATCACTGTCCGCTTTGTGCCAGGAGCAGCCATTGCTAAGTCCATCCTGTATTGTGCAGGTCAGCTCGTTTTTAAAGAGTCCGGCCATCATCTTACTGGTACAGACACCATATACTTTGTGACGGTCAGGCTACATATGCACAACTCAACTTATTCATCTATTTTTTGCTTTAGCATGTCAGTGTTGCTTTCTCGTCGGCGGGTGAGCGGTGACCTGACCTGTCGATAAAGGAACGTAACACGTTTTATGCAACACCCGCATGCGGCAGAAAATTATTGCCGAACGTTTACCCCTGTCAACAAGCTTTACTTTCTGAGGCGCGCCAGCCCGCGAGGAAAACAATCTGAACATCAAACAATTAATGACACAAGAAATACGATTAAAGATTTTTTTGTGCATGCCGATAGTGCTTTTTTAAAAGGAGAAATCTATGTCTGTCACAATTCAGGGAAATACCTCAACCGTTATTTCAAACAACTCCGCCCCGGAAGGAACATCAGAAATAGCCAAAATCACAAGACAAATTCAGGTGCTGACTGAAAAGCTTGGGAAAATCTCATCGGAAGAGGGGATGACGACACAGCAGAAAAAAGAAATGGCTGCATTGGTACAGAAGCAAATTGAAAGCCTCTGGGCTCAACTGGAGCAGTTGTTAAGGCAGCAGGCAGAGAAAAAGAATGAAGACGCGACAGTTCAGCCTGATAAAAAAGAAGAGAAAAAAGACGATACAAATCCCGCTGGCACCATTGATATTTACGTCTAAGTGACAGCCGTATTGTGGCCCTCATCGGGCCACTTTTCGCCATCAGCCTTTTCTTTAAAGACATATTATCTTTGTATCATTTCTGATAGTTAACATTACAAGATATAAGTAATGGACGCACTCCCAATTAGTCTATTTAAATCGCCACGAGTTTAACTGACAACCCATGATCAATTATGAATTGCAACTATTTCTGTAGTCACTTTTGTGGGGACAGTCCACAAAACTGCCAACTTCCGCTTCTTGCTCTTAGCGGACATTAGCATAGGCTATTTACCATAACGCCTCATTACGCGCACCGCCCAGACTGACTCAGCGCGTTTCTGGCATATCCCCGGTAAAACAAGTAACAAACCACCCGAAAATGAACACCAGAAACGCGACTTAAGAATCTACCCTATGAATGGATATGCACTCAACCGAATCGATCTTGGTTTCAATCTTTTTTATCGGGATCAGGCTTCTTTTTAGGTAACTTCGGGGGCTTAACTTGCTGATGACTTTGCGTTCGGCGCGTAAGCCAGGGATGGTCAGCTTTAGGTTTAACATAGTATTTTGAGCGTAAATCAATACGGGCATTATCCACTCGTTCATGGACACTCTTTTCATCATCCGGTGGTATAGGCTCCGGGCCATCAACATACTTTTCCCGGCCCAGCGCTTTCCCGTCATACAGAACGTTAATTTCACCGTCAAAGTTCTCGCATACAGTAACAACCGAATGCCTAAGTCGATATCCCCGGCCCTCACTGCGTACCTGAAACGCACTGCTTTTGTACTGGAAAGTGAGATTTTTAGACAGAACGCGCTTCGCCTGTAGGCTGAAGATATAACCCAGTTCCTCTTCAGAATGGTGCACATCAAGATGAGCATTATCAGTAGTACGAGGCGACGTAGCGAACCGGTTGTTATAGGCTTCAATAAAGGTCGGCAATCCATTAATCTAGTTGCCGGATGTTGGTGGATTTTCGCGTTTTAGTTGTTCATAAAAGTGCACAGCTTTAACCAGTTCTTCTGATGTAACTGGGACTGGTGAGGCAGTGAATAAGGCCTGAATTTGATAGTTCGGCCTGTCGTTACAATCCTCTTTTTTCGGTACATATTTCCAGTCACCAGACCACTACTTCCCCTGAAAGTCCGTAACGCCTTTTTTCACGTAGCGATATCGCCATGCCACTGGTTTTGCTTGCCCCGCCGTTTCATGCCCTTCCTGATAATTAATCTCGCTCATTCATCGCCCCACTCATCACAATATGCTTCGACCGGAGTTTTTCCCGCTTCATAGTCATCACGCTAGGATTCGACATCAGCAGCACTTCCACCGCGTAACTCACCATAGTCCATTAATAGTTCATCCCGCTCTTCAAAACTGATGTTATATTTAGCTGAACAAAAATCAGCCACTTTGTTCTTCCTCATCGTCTTTTATTTCGTGGTATGAGTAATTGCAGTAGTTAAAGAAAATTTCTTATGCTCCGTCATGAATTTCCTCAGGTGTTGCGTCATCGTCCACTTCGAATACATCCTCAAAATCTCCACCAGCTATTCCCGTTTCAATAATAATTTTGAACTTTCGCATTTCACTACCGCCCTTTCGGGCGGCCTCCTGATGTTCTGAGGGTGCAGAAATCCATCCGGTTAAGGATTAAATTTTATTTACAGAACTGAATTTAATTATTCAGATATACGTATCTGTAGCCTTACGAATCTACTCACTGGATGCCTCTTTCATAAAAATAATCCAGTGGGTTTTATCGTTTTTTCCCTGTTCGTTGACAGATAACAGGTTTTCTGTCTGTCAGTGCCAGAATCTGGCTTACCGGTATTTGCGTTTCATTCCATTAAAAAATCAGAACGCCGTGCGGCCTCAACACCCGAAAGGCTTCTTTAAATCTCTGTCGCGAATCATCACGCCAGGCATCTTTATTCAGCCGTCCATATTTCTTTCCCATCCAGGCGTTATCACCAACACTCTCAAGATGCGGAGGGTCTAATACAACCATCGAAAAAGATGCGTCTGCAAATGATAATGCACGAAAATCTGCGATAATGTCAGGGCTGATAATCAAGCGTCTCCCATTGCGTAATGTGTATCCTTCTTTTCTGATATCGCTGAATATCGCCCGTTCGTCAGACTTATCGAACCAGAACATGCGGCTGCCACAGCACATATCAAGAATGGTTGCCGGTGCACTCACTGCGCCACGTCCTGAAAATTACCCTGATAGAAAGCCAGTATGCGCTGCATAACTTCGCTCTTCCGGCACTCGCGACAGATTATGTTTAGGCGACTGTCGTAGCGACGTATTTCTCCGTCAGGTGATGACCAGATAAGGTCCGGATCAACCACAGCAGGTTTCTTCACCTTTGCCCTCGAGAGTTTTTTGCGGGCGTTTTGCCAGTCCTTACGCGCCTGTTCAGAGGGGAATAACCCGTAGCCGGAGTTGTATACATCGCCACTGGCTACCAGCTCTCTGGCAAGAACGCTCATCAGATATCTAGTCGCACCTGTTTTAGCTTCCAGTTGCCGTAACGTCTCACGGCCGCTCTGGCGCACGAGTTCCACCACCTGCCATTTAATTTTTTCCCGCTCTTCTTGTGTAAAAACTTTTGCCACAAGTCCCCCTTAAAATTACCTCATGACCTGAAATCAACACTTATCCTCTGAAACCAGGCGGAATTTCTGTATCCGGTTCAGAAATATGATTAACACAACGCTGTACAGGTGAACGTCCCAGGCGGATGACCAGTTCGTCCCATTTTTCGCGGAGCTTTGACGGGCTCATGATGTTTTTTACCCAGAATGGATCTCGCTGAACCCGACCAAACATTTCGCAAATTTGTCTGTGGCTTCTGCCATCCAGCATCCGCATTGTGCGCACGTCATTGGCTCAGGCAGTCCAGTTAGGCTCTTTTGGTCGCATGATCTCGCCATCATCACTGGCTGCCTGTTCGTAGAGACCCACGATCCGCCCCCAGATCCACTGCGCACACGCCAAATCCTCCCTGCTACCCCACTGGCGTTTTTTCGCACTAAACACAACCGCGTCGGAGTTCCGGGTTAAAAAATCCTGTTCAGTCGTCTGCGGGTCCGGTTGCGAAGCTTCCGGACGAAAAGTGTTTTTATTCTCTGTAGTAATCTCTGTTGTATTCTCTGTAAGATCATCAGGCCATTTTGACCCGATGACATTGGGTCGTTTTGAACCAATGGAGCGTTTCATTTTGACCTCTTCCATCGTGTCATTTTGACCTGATGGAGCGGCGCATTTTGAACCGATGGATTCGCTCAATTTGCCACCATCTAAAAGCTCGCTCCCATAGTTGATCGTGTAGAAATTGGTCATATCGCGCTTTGATTTATTGAGCTTTTCACAACGCAAAAGCCCCAGCGTTTTCAGACTTGCAAACGCGCGCTTTAACGTTGACTCTGACCAGAATGGGAACTGTTCCAGCCATTGTTCCGTTGTGTTATAAATCCAGCGAACACCATCACATTCCATGCCGGAGTTGGTATCTCTCAACCAGTAGTGCAGTTGTTGCAAAACAATGGCTTCGTTTAAGCCAATTTTCATTGCCAGCTGCGTGTTTATAACCAGTGGGCGTTCAGCAAAAAGAAGGCTCATAATTCCATCCAGCTTTTTGTTGGTATTGCTGTCGATACGCAAGTTTGAAAGCAATTGCTTTTTCTATAAGTTCGTCAGTTTCACGATCCACTACGGCAGGATCAGCAAAAAGCAGTCCGGACTCCACCACATCGCCATATTCTTTGTTTAACCCGGCGATCATGCACGTGATGCTTTTTCCGTCAGTAATTTCACGATACAACCTGAAATCATTAATCCGGATATCCGGCGTTAATTGTTAACTGGTTAACGTCACCTGGAGGCACCAGGCACTGCATCACAAAATTCATTGTTGAGGACGCGATAATGAAAACGTTATTACCAAACGTTAATACGTCTGAAGGTTGTTTTGAAATTGGTGTCACTATCAGTAACCCAGTATTTACTGAAGATGCCATTAACAAGAGAAAACAAGAACGGGAGCTATTAAATAAAATATGCATTGTTTCAATGCTGGCTCGTTTACGTCTGATGCCAAAAGGATGTGCACAATGAATTCAGCATTTGTGCTTGTTCTGACAGTTTTTCTTGTTTCCGGAGAGCCAGTTGATATTGCAGTCAGTGTTCACAGGACAATGCAGGAGTGTATGACTGCAGCAACCGAACAGAAAATTCCCGGTAACTGTTACCCGGTCGATAAAGTTATTCACCAGGATAATATCGAAATCCCGGCAGGTCTTTAAAACAGTTCCGTAATAAATATCCGGTTTCATTCTTATATGCCAGCAATGGCAGGGATTTGTTCATCCTTAAATCTGTCATGAGGTTAAAACAAATGAGTAAAGTCTTTATTTGCGCCGCTATTCCTGACGAACTGGCAACAAGGGAAGAAGGCGCTGTGGCTGTAGCCACAGCCATTGAAGCTGGCGACGAACGCCGTGCTCGAGCAAAATTTCACTGGCAATTCCTGGAACATTATCCGGCTGCTCAGGACTGCGCTTATAAATTTATTGTCTGCGAGGATAAACCTGGCATACCCCGCCCTGCCCTCGATTCATGGGATGCTGAATATATGCAGGAAAACCGCTGGGATGAGGAGTCTGCTTCTTTTGTCCCGGTTGAGACTGAATCCGATCCGATGAACGTCACTTTTGACAAGCTGGCCCCTGAAGTACAGAACGCTGTCATGGTTAAGTTCGACACATGTGAAAACATCACCGTTGATATGGTTATTAGCGCACAGGAATTGTTGCAGGAAGACATGGCAACATTCGACGGACATATCGTTGAAGCGTTGATGAAAATGCCAGAAGTTAACGCCATGTATCCGGAGCTTAAGTTGCACGCCATTGGGTGGGTTAAGCATAAATGTATTCCTGGTGCTAAATGGCCCGAAATTCAGGCAGAGATGCGCATCTGGAAAAAACGTCGCGAAGGTGAACGCAAGGAAACCGGAAAATACACGTCTGTTGTTGATCTCGCCCGCGCCAGAGCCAATCAACAGAACACTGAAAATTCAACAGGAAAAATCAACCCGGTCATTGCTGCCACTCATCGCGAATACAAGCAGACATGGAAAACACTGGATGACGAACTGGCCTACGCTCTCTGGCCTGGTGATGTGGATGCCGGAAACATTGACGGCAGCATCCATCGCTGGGCAAAAAATGAAGTTATCGACAACGACCGCGAAGACTGGAAGCGTATCTCGGCATCGATGCGCAAACAGCCTGATGCCCTTCGCTACGACCGCCAGACTATTTTTGGCCTTGTCCGTGAACGTCCGATCGACATTCACAAAGATCCTGTGGCACTGAACAAATACATTACTGAATACCTGACTACAAAGGGCGTGTTTGAAGATGAAGGAACAAATCAGAGCGCAACTGATACTCTCTCGTCGCCAGTACCAGAAACTGATGCAGTGGAAACGGCAATTCCGGACAACGAAAAAACCGAATGCAAAGTGGAAGTCGAACCATCTGTAGAGCGTGAGGGGCCGTTCTACTTCCTCTTCACCGACAAGGATGGCGAAAAATACGGTCGCGCAAACAAACTCTCTGGTCTGGATAAGGCACTGGCTGCTGGCGCCACTGAAATCACAAAAGAAGAATATTTTGCCCGAAAAAACAGTACATACTCGGGTTTACAACAAAATGTTGGTACCGCTGAAGACCGCACAGCCAGAACCGGTAAAAGTTACCGCTGACGAAGTAAACAAAATTATGCAGGCAGCCAATATCAGCCAGCCTGACGCCGATAAGTTGCTTGCTGCATCACGTGGTGAATTTGTTGAAGGGATTAGTGACCCGAATGATCCGAAATGGGTTAAGGGGCTCCAGACCCGCGATTCTGTGAACCAGAACCAGCATGAATCGGAACGGAACTACCAAAAAGCGGAACAAAACAGTCCAAATGCGTTACAAAACGAGCCAGAAACGAAACAGCCTGAACCAGTAGCGCAACAGGAAGTGGAAAAAGTCTGCACCGCCTGCGGTCAGACCGGCGGCGGCAACTGCCCTGATTGTGGCGCGGTGATGGGCGACGCAACATACCAAGAAACATTCGATGAAGAGTATCAGGTTGAAGTTCAGGAAGATGATCCGGAGGAAATGGAAGGCGCTGAACATCCACACAAGGAGAATGCTGGCGGCGCTCAGGATCACGCCAGCGATAGTGAAACTGGCGAGACGGCAGATCACCCAATTAAGGTGAACGGTCATCACGAAATCACATCCACCAGCAGGACGTGTGACCATCTAATGATCGACCTTGAAACCATGGGAAAAAATCCTGATGCCCCGATTATCTCAATAGGTGCAATATTTTTCGATCCGCAAACCGGAGATATGGGACCGGAATTTAGTAAGACTATCGATCTGGAAACTGCTGGCGGAGTCATTGATCGTGACACCATTAAATGGTGGCTTAAGCAATCACGCGAAGCGCAATCTGCCATTATGACCGATGAAATCCCGTTAGATGATGCACTGTTACAATTGCGAGAATTTATCGACGAAAACTCCGGTGAATTTTTTGTTCAGGTTTGGGGAAATGGAGCCAACTTCGACAACACGATTTTGCGCCGTTCATACGAACGGCAGGGGATCCCCTGCCCGTGGCGTTACTACAACGATCGCGATGTACGCACAATCGTTGAGCTGGGGAAAGCCATAGACTTCGATGCCAGAACGGCTATTCCATTCGAAGGTGAGCGCCATAATGCACTTGATGACGCCCGTTACCAGGCAAAATACGTTTCAGCAATCTGGCAAAAACTGATCCCGAATCCGGTTGATTTTTAATGTTCACCCCTGATCGCCGTCTCCGAATTATATTGACGGCGGTCATGCTGTAAGACGCGTGACCACATGTACGAATTAACGCTATCGCCAACAGAGATTCAAGAGATCACGAAATACAAGCGATACACAAAACAACAACACCAGTTAAGGCTGCACGGCATCCCATTTGTAATCGGTCCTAAAAACGAACCAATAGTTCTTCGCAGGGATATTCCGCACGGACTGACAACGATGCCAAAAGCACCTGAGCTGGTTTCCGCTGACCCCGATTTTGAGGCGCTGAACAATGGGAAGACCAAGAAAAAACAAAAAAGATAATGCACTACCACCGCGAGTTAGATCGAATGGTTACAGTTACGTATGGAAACCCGAAGGAAGCACAAGAACTATAGGGCTCGGAAGATTGCGGGAAACCAGCGTAGCTAAAGTCTGGCAAAATTATGAGCTGGAAAAAGCAAAACTCCACAACATAATGACTGTAGCTAAATTATGGCACATGTTTATGGACTCCCCTGCATTTACAGAACTGGCCCCCCGAACCCAAAAAGATTATCGGCAACATCAAAGGGCATTGTTGGCGGTATTCGGAAAAGTGCTTGCTGATAATGTAAAAATTGAGCAGGTAAGAATTTTCATGGATAAGCGGGGACTTGAGAGTAAGACCCAGGCTAACCATGAACTGGCAAGTCTGAGTCGAGTATACGGATGGGGATATGAGCGTGGGTATGTGAAAAATAATCCATGCAAAGGGGTCAGAAAATTCACGCTTAAAGCCCGTACCGTTTACATCACCGATGAACAGTATGCTGCGATATATGCGGAAGCAATTCCACAGTTACGTATTGCAATGGAGATATCCTATCTCTGTGCGGCAAGGCTCGGTGATGTGTTCGAGCTGAAATGGCAGGATATTATGGACAAAGGGATTTACATTGAGCAAAACAAGACCGGCACCAAACAAATCAAGGAATGGTCTCCACGATTACGTACGGCGATCCAGTTAGCCCGAAATGTATCTTCCGGCACATGCGAGTATGTGATCAACACAACCAAAGGCGGGAAGGTCATAGCTAAGACACTGAACAACTGGTGGAATCAGGCCAAACGTGCAGCCGAGCAAAAAGCCGACGTTCCGTTTGGGTGCAACTTCCATGACATAAAAGCCAAAGGGATTTCAGATTACGAAGGCAGCAGTCGCGACAAACAAATTTTCAGTGGACACAAAACAGAAAATCAGGTGTTGATTTACGATCGTAAAACAAAAATCACACCAACACTGGATTTACCGCTTGTGGTCAGTAAGTAG